CGCTCGACATCGAGAACCTCGTCCGCAATGACCTGGCCACCTCGATTGCGGTGGCGATGGACGGTGCCGCTGTGGCTGGCTCGGGCAGTAACAAGCCGACCGGCGTGCTGAACACCTCGGGCATTGGCTCGGTGACGCTCGGCACTAACGGCGGTGCGCCGACGTGGGCGATGGTGACGAACCTCGTTCGCGAAGTCGATATCGACAACGCGCTCACGGGCGCGGCGGCGTTCTTGACGAACGGCCAGGTTAAGGCGAAGTTGTCCAACACCTCGAAGCAGACTTCGGGCGTGGAAGGCAACTTCATCCTCGGCCCCGATGTCAACAACCTCTACGGCTACCCGATTGTCGTCAGCCAGCAGATGCCTTCCAACCTCTCGAAGGGCACCGGAAGCAACCTGTCGGCGATGATCTTCGGCGTGTGGAGCGAGTTGCTGATCGGCCAGTGGTCGGGCATCGACATCCTCGTTGACCAGTACACGGGCAGCAATGCCGGTACGGTTCGCGTGGTTGCGTTCCACGACTGCGACTTCGCGGTGCGTCACCCCGAGTCGTTTGCCGAGTGCAACGAGATCGTCACGACCTAAGAGTGATTGATCTAGCCGCATACGCAGGGCGTCACCGGGGGCAGCGTTGTGCTGTCCTCGGTGGTGGCCCCGCTTTGGTGGATGACCTCAAAGCGGTGCGGCCTTTGCTACTGCGAGAGGGCGTGTTGGTTGGAGTGAACCAGCACGCTCTCTTGCTTAATTTGGATTACATCGTTTACCAAGACAAAGAACTGTGGCCGATTTTGCAGGGCCACGCTCCGGTGATTTCGCACCACAAAGATGCGTGCGATATTTGGTCGGGCATCTGTCCCGACTTCGGATTCAGCGGCGGCACTGCCGTATGGATTGCCGAATATCTTGGATTTGAGCAGATTTACATTTGCGGCTGCGACAACTACATGACGAGCCGCAGATATTGGCACAGCAAAAATGGCGATCTGCGCGTCGAGGATGGCGTGTCAAACATCCAAGCGTGGGTTAAGGTTCGTGATTACATGAAAGAACCCGAGAAGGTTCGGGTGGCGTCCGGTTGTCTAACAAAGGTGTTTCAAGGTTTATGAAAGTCGAAATGATCCGGTCAAGACTTTACAACGGCCAAACTCTAGAGCGCGGTCGTGTGGTAGATGTCGATGATGGCTTTGGTCGATGGCTCATTGGGCGGCAGATGGCCGTGCAGTATGTTCGCCAAGACTTTTTAACCGAAGTATTCTCACCGGAAAAGAAACGTGGACGCCCGCCAAAGAGAGATTGAGAAGTACCGCGAGGTCTATAAGAAATACTCGCACTATGGCATGGCAGACGACCGGCTTTTTCCGGTGGTCTCTGTGCTGGATACATTGTCGGGCTCTCTTCTCGATGTCAGTTGCGGGCGCGGCGAACTACTGACCGCAGCGCGCAAGATGGGATTCGATGCGGTAGGCACTGAAGCCGTGCCGGAGTTGTGCGGCGATGGTGTACACAACGCGGTCATCACTGCACTGCCGTTTAAGGATCGGTCATTTGATGTCGTCACGTGCATTGACGTGATCGAGCACGTTCTTGAGCCGGATATAATTCCAGGCTTGAAAGAACTCGAGCGCGTGTGCCGTGGAACGATAGTGATCGCTGCGGCGGATTATCCGACGTATTGGGACGGCGTGAATCTTCACCCGTCTGCGAGACCGTACCACGAGTGGGATCGACTCTTTAGGTCGGTGTTCTCTGGCGAGGTATCGCGGATTGGGCCAACCGCAACGAGCGAAATGTGGGCGGTGAGATATGGCGGTTTATAGCAGTTCAGATACCAGGGCGTTCTTTTCGGACGCAGCGACCGACCTTATCTACCGACGCGGCAAGACGCGGTTTAACGTGCGCGGCATTCTCGACTCGCCTTATCAGGCTGTCGCAGTAGCCGAGCCGGAGTTCGCATCGGAGCGCATTGCACTTACGATCCCGAGCGCATCACTGCCGAAAGACTCGGCAGAAGGCGACAAGATCATCGACGGGCAGGACATTTACACGGTGCGCGAGATACAGCCGGACGGCACTGGCGTGACCGTGCTGGTACTTGAGGCCACTACAGACTTGAGCGCGCCCGCGTGACTTTTGAGAGCGACTTCGACAGACGCTCGATGTTTACCGCAGCCGACTGGGGCGTGGCGGCAATCTACAAGAACAAGGGCGCACGGTTTAACATCGTCGGCATATTCGACAACGCTTACCAGATCGTCGATGTCGCGGAGGCAGGATTCAGCAGCAGCGTGCCGATCTTTACGATCCCCACGGCGGCGCTACCCTGCAAGCCTGCACTCGGCGATCTGCTTTTTATTGATTGTGACAAGTACATCGTTCGCAACTTCAAGGCAGATGGCACTGGCGTAACGGTGCTCACGCTTGAGGTGACGACCGGACTTGAGGCACCAGAAGAAAACAATCTGTTGCTGCAAGACGGAACGAATATGCTGCAAGAGAACGGCGGCTTTATCCTACTTGAGACGGGCAACCCATAATGGCGCACGCACGCAAAACGATCAGAGATAGCATCGTCACGATTCTGACGAATGCGGCAGTAGCCGACACGGTGAGTAAGTCGCGTGTCTATCCGATCCCAGCCGATACGGTTTCGATGGCGCTGGTATACACCAACACCGAAACTGTCGCGCAGACGACGCTGACGTATCCCAGAAAGTTCGACCGAGAACTGACTGTCGTCATCGAGTGCGTGGCGCGAGATGCGGACTATTTGGACGACCGGCTCGACAGACTGTGCGAAAGCGTAGAGAACGCCATCGGTGCGGACAATACACTTGGCGCAGTGGTTAAGGACTGCGTGTTAATCGACACGCAGATATCGCTCGACTTCAGCGGGGATGCCCCGATTGGGTCGGCACGGATGCAGTTTCGGGTTGTGTACCGCACGGCAGAAACCGACGCGGGCACTATTATTAGTTAGGAGGAGTTATGGCAAATCATCATGGGTCAGAAGGATTGGTGCGCGTCTCGACCAACACGGTCGCGGAGGTCACCTCGTTTTCGTTTACGCAGACGGCGGAATATGCCGAGGACACCACGCTTTCGGATACCGACAAGACGTATAACGTGACCGCCATCAAGTCGTGGAACGGCACCATCACGGCATTCTGGGACGAGACCGACACGAGCGGACAGGTCGCATTGACGCCTGGCTCGAACGTGTCTGTCGTGCTGGCACCGGAAGGCGTCGGCGCTGGCGCTACCCGCTACAGCGGCAATGCGCTCGTGACCGAAATCACCCGCAATGTCCAGCGCGGTGCGATCACTGAGATTACCTTTAACTTCATCGGCAACGGCGCACTCACGGCGGCGACGTCATAATAGCGAGGGTTTATGAACTGGAAAGAGCAGGCAAAATCACAGTTTGCCGACCGGCGCACGCCGGAGACTCTGATTCCAATCGTGGTTCCAGAGTGGAACACCACGATTTACTACTGGCCCGATATGACCTTAGCCGAGCGGCGGGAAATCTTCCTGCTCGCAAAGCAACAAGGCGATGCCACGGTGCTCGATCTTGAGGCAATGGCGACGACGCTTATTGTCCGAGCGCGAGATGTTGAGGGGCGGCGGGTGTTCAGCAAGGCCGAGCGTATCGAACTGCTGAACAACTACGACCCAGAGGTGATCGCCAAGATCGTTTCTGCGATGAACGACACGCCGCAAAGCGTGGAGGATGCCGAAAAAAAATGATGGAGGACGGACAACTTAGGGCGGTGTATGCCCTTTCCCTCCGGTTGTCCGTCCTTCCAGAACAGATTTTCAGCATGACCGAGGCAGACTTTTATCACCTACTCGCCGCTTGCAAGATGGAAGCGGACGACCAGGAGCGAGCATGGCGCAAGCACAGGTAACAATCACCGCAGTTGATCGCACACAGGCGGCGATCAATTCGGCGATGCGAAGCATGAAGACGCTCGAGCGTACCGCGAAGGTGACGGCGAAGGCGGTCAATCTTGCGTTTGGGCTCTTGACTGGTTCGATCCTCGTTAGTGCATTCGGCAAGATTACCGAGGCTGCGAAGAAAACAGAGGAAGGGCAGCGCGCGCTTGACAATTTTAGCAAGGCGCTAAAAGACCCGGCTCTGGTCGCTGCTGCAAATTCATTTACCACGACGCTGATAAATGGATTTACAGAGGTGATTAAATTCGCGGCAGATGCAGCACGCGCAGTGACTCAAGTTGGCCGTGACTTGGGGTTACTTAATCAGCCGGTAGATCCGTCACAACTTGGCAAGGGTGAGGG